GTAAGCCACAGCTATTGCTTCTTGCAAAAGACCGTGATCAATTTCCTCGACATACTTTCTTTTCAGCCAATCATTAGACACGCCTGACTTTGGCGAGTTGGATAACCCATTCTCATAGGCAATGATCATCTTTATTATGGTTGATGCTCTCTTGTAATTATCAACACCCATCATAGCCAAAGTGTCAGACCCATCACGCTTCTTGCCAACATCGATATGCTGAAATGTTTCTGGGTCAACGCCAAAAACAGCGTGGGTTTGGAATGATGTGTTTGCGCGCACACAAGCTTCAAGCCTATGCTGTCCATCTTTCAACAGACCATCATTGCCAAACTTGATTGTCTCGCCAGTCAGGCTCCAATTTTGTTTGGCCATATCGTTGCTATATGCCACAACTTTCGATGCACTGATTGGCCGGTTGTTTTGGTTTGTTGCGTCCAAAGCAAACTGAGCAACCTTTGGCGTGATTTGCACAACCACACTGCCTGTTGGTGGTTTCACCAAGTGCTTTTGCAAAGTGGTTTCATTAAGCATTTTCGGTTTCATTGCTAACATTTTCTGCGCTCCCTTTCATGTTGCGAATGCGATCAATTTCTTCGGCGGGTATCCACCATTTGCGGCCATCCCTGACGCTGGCCAATGTGCCTTTCTTTAACAGGCGATAGGTTGCATCCCTTGTGCCGGGTGTCCATCTGCCAAACAGCGCAGTGGCTGCATCGCGAACAGCAAGCAGCGCCGGGCCGGGGTGCCTATCCATTGCCAAAGCCCCCACCGAACCCACCGCCTGATGGTGCAGCCGGTGCAGCATCATTGTCTTGCGGCTCTTCATACGGCTTGTTGGCAAAAATATTGACAGACCCAAGATCCTTGTCGTTGTTGTAATCATCATCGACACGCTGCTTAAATTTCACATTGAAGGTCAAATCATGTTTGATCACCAGATCGCGGATCTGATCACAAGCTTGCAGCTTATCTGAATCAAACTTGTCTGCCTTTTTTGGGTTGACCCAGCAAGCCAGCTTTAACTTTGCGGGTTCCCCGGCCTGACCCCGGATACACTCCATCTGAGTGTTATTGTTTGTGAAGGTTGGTTTGTTACTCATCAAAACTCTCCATTTTTGCTTGGTATTCACTGCCTACAAGATTGTAGATTTCAGTCGCTTCGGTTTTAGCGCTCACTATTATTTGCGCGTTTTCCTGATCCCATTTTTTAAGCTGCGCTTTGTCAGAGGATTTAATTATTGCCAAAGCTTCGTTAGCCCAGCTTTCAAAATCAAACGGCGGTGGCGGGTCATCAACCAAACCATTGATCTCACCGTCATCATCGTCATCTTCGTCCAGCTCAGCGATCCCGGCAGCAAGGCCAAGGATGCTTTGCAGCAAATACCTACGGCCATAGCTCATGGCGCTACCAAGCTTTTGTGAGTTAGCCATATCGTCAACGATGAGCGGCCATGCCAGATCATCTGACTGCCAGCTCACTCCGCTGGAATGCACAATGACCGGCGATATGCAGAACTGGCCATCGATGCGCTTGCTTGGGAACGAAATGCCAATCCCATGTTCTTTTGCTGCTTTTTTCACAAGCGTCATCATTGATCCGACAGATGCGTACTGTGAGCGGTTGCCCTTCTTGTCCAGCGTCATGGCGCTGTTATTGGCTTGGAATGCAACCAGTGCCGTTGCTATGGCTTCTGGCATTTGCGTCATCGGCTCATCTCCATCATGCCAAGCATGGTCAAGAGATAGATTGCAGCCGTTCTGCCTGACTTGGTTTGCCGCGTGGCCTCAGTCTTAAAGATCAGATTGAGCTGTTCCAGCTTAACGCGCGCCGGGCGATAGCTGTTGCCGGTCATGCCGGTGTCGGCGCAACCCTCTTCATCGGTCAGGCCACGCTTGTCATGGCGCTGCAACGCCTCAAGCACCTTGACCATGTTCTTGCCGAACTTAGGCTTGATCTTGGCGGCTGACGCGCTGCTAGTGGGGCTATGCGCCTGATGCGGCGGCTCAATGTCAAACAGATCTTGTATCATCATCATCACTTTCTTTTAGGGTTGAGTTGATAGCGTTGAGCAATACGCCACGCGCGATGGCATCGTTTTGCATTTGCTCAAGAATGTGCCGGATCCGGCGTAGTTCGATTTCTGATTCGGTAAGTCTTTTACGGCTAAAAATTTTAAGCATTACGATCTCCAAATCTTTTGAGCGCGGTCTAGGATTTCCGGGGGCAGATCACGCCACACAAACATGTGATCCCATTGCGGGTCACAGAGCTGCAACAGCTCTTCGGTGGTGTTGGCGGCAGCGAGTAGGCGTTCACGGCGCACACACGCTTCCCTGATGGCGGCAACCCCGGCATGAAGCTGATCTAGCGTTGGTTTAAAGACGCGATAGCCAAGCCTGTTGGCGTAGACGATTTGCGGCCAGATATCGGTGATGTGCCAATAGCCAGCAATCTGCATCAAATTGTTGAATGGTATTTCTTTTGGAAGGCTCCCGGCTGATGGCTTGTCTGTGCCAGCGCCCCGATCCCATTTGGTTTTCAGCTCAACGCCGCCTTCTTGGAAATCGCCGTAACCTTTATAGGGTAGCTGCACATCGTCAAACTTGCCGGTCAGCTCTTTCTGCCCGGTGATGCGGTTCGCACCAGCAAATGCCTCGCGCAAGCCATCTAATGCATTGCTGCAAACCAGCTCAAACTCATGGTGGGTTGGTATGATATCCTTTTTGGGAACAGAACCATCAGCGGCATAGCGCACTGTGGTCTTGTGTTCCAGCTCACGCTTGTCTTTGTCAGCGTCACGCCACTCAGCGCAATGAAAGCCTTGAAGCTCATTGATGGCGTTTTTAAAGGCATCAGTCGGGCTTAGATCATTAACAGCCACATCAGTGCAATAGTTCTCAACAGCCCTGCCAGAGATCAATGGCGGCTTATCGCCTGACTGTGTCTTGCCCCGGCTGTCCTTGTAAACGCCATGCATATCTAAGATGCGTTGGGCTTCAGCCTTATCGCCTTTGGCCTCACCAGCTATGACCGCCTTGGCATTCGCCAGCTCTGGTCTGACAATAGCTTTGTCAAAGAACGTAAAGCCGTCAGGCTTGTTTGGCTGACTGTGGTGGTAATACGAATGCCGGGCTGCTTGCTCGACAAAGTCTTGTTTCTGTGGCTTAGAAAAGTTTTTAAATGACAAAGAACCGCTCCCAAAGTTGAGAACGGTTCTATCAGGTCATGACACTGAGTGTCAAGCGTTATGCTTAGAGCGTATTAATCTACGATTTTTAAGCCTTCTGTTTTGCTGCTAGTGATAGGTTCATTCATGGTTACCTGATAAATTTTTTCGTATTGTTGTTTGCGTTTTTTTGACTGTGGTTGGACTAACTTTTCATAATGCTTTGCGATAAACGGCGATTCGTAATCAACCATGACAACGGTTTCTAGGCGGCGCTGTATAAGGAGCCAAGCAATCGGCGCTGCCCATTGGATATCCAGATCGGTTAGTATTCTGTTTTCTTCTGGCACCCCCACAACATCTGTCAGCGTGTAAAACTCGTTGTGGTGTTGCGGCCACAACACGCCAGACAGCATAACCCCGGCCTTCGTCATCACATAACATTCGTTCATTAACGCATTTTGATCAATTTTATTGCCAGCTACAGATTCTATTTTAATCATCGTCAACGCATTGTGATATTTACGATAAGGACTACGCACATTCATCTCTAAGTTCCAGTATATGCATGCCCAATCTTCATTATAATTTCCATGGACATGAACACCTTTTTTGAAATAGGTCTTGTCGTTTTGGAAACGATTAATGAGCTTACAGTTTTGAGTAGCCGGGTCAGTATGCCAGACACCTAAGATTGGGATGGGTGGGCTGTTATAGGCAATCTCATGCGGCTGGCATTTAAGAATGCGCGCATAATCGTCTACATCTTGCAGTGTCATGCTAATTTTGGAATGGATGTGGCGCGAGACTGTCTCTGGCGTAACGCCCTTGAGTTCAGCGACATCCTTTTTTGACATCCCAGTGAGGCCGATCATTTCATCTAAGTTATTAGCCATGTGCATAACGTAACTCCCTTTGTCACATTGTGTCAAACCTGATTGTCTATACCTAATTATCTTGTCATCACATGTCAAGCCTGATACTTATGCTATTAAATATATAGCGAGGACAGGTATGACACTTGATCAATATAGGCAAAGCAAAGGGCTTAGTTATTCAGCGTTAGCGCGGGTTACCGGCGCTTCACATGCGGCGGTTGCCCGGCGCTGGTGTCTACCAAGCAGTCACAAGGACGCAAAGATCCCCAACCGCAAATTTATGATGCGAATCGTGAATGTGAC